CCAAGCAATTTCGTTTAGCTTGTTTAAATTGTAAAGCCCAACCTTATTCTTTGCAAGAATAATTACGTGGTTGTAAACTAAGTCTAGCAATCCGTCGCGAGCATCGTTACCTCGTTGGTCGAACCTATCGGCTGTGATGTAGGCCTCTACGCCAAGGATAGGCTTTATCCCCTTTGCCTTAGCCGCACGATAAAAACTTCTATGGCCCGACAGTGAGCCGTGATCAGTCAAAGCTATCGCTGACATTCCGATTTCTTCTGCACGATCAATGTATTCCTCTGGACTAGCTATTCCATCAAATAGGCTATAAAAGGAGTGAACGTGTAGTGCCTGGTAACTTGTCATTAAGATCCTCTGTTATGCGTACAATAATTATTGCACAGTGAGCGCGTGATGTCAATAGGGGTGTGTAAAAGGAGGGGCAGCGAGTGGCCACCCCTCCCAATATAAATTACCAGTCTATGTTGGTTGCAGTTACAGAGGATGGGCCGTCAAACCCAAGGTAAAAACTTTCCTGCTCTGAATAAGGCACGTGTCTTACGACCTTCTCCAAATCGAAAGGCTCATGTCCTGCCCAGTCAAACGGCTCAGAGTCTGGTGCTGTGGGGATTAGGGTATAGCTGGTCTCTGTTCCCTGACCGTTTCTCTTGATCTTCCATGACATGTTAGAGATACTACCGGTTTCCAAAGCGTACTCTCTAAGGTTGTTGAATGCCGACTGCTTGCCGACGCCCTGGGACCACACAGCAACGTATGGAGGCTCAAGACCGTCATCCACAAGTACGTTACAGTAGAACCGTAGACGAGCTTTCCAGCCTGCCTTAGGATCCTTGCGGCTCATCTCTTCTGCCCAGTCACGACCCTCAGAGTCCATGGTGTCCAAAGCCTTGCGCTTGTAGTCCTTTGGATTTGTGTGCTCCTTAACTACGATTGCAAGACCCCTGCCCTCGGCGTAACCTGCGGACTCTTCGTCCAGCTCTTCGATGAATCGAATCTTTGCTGACTGGCCGTCTACAAGCTTCAGCCATCGAACCTTCTCTCCGTTAGATTCATACTTCGGCTTGTCTAGTAGTGCGTTGATGTCTTTTAGTCCTCTTGTAATGCTCATGTTTTGTTCTCCTTGTTTGTATGTATTATGTTAGCATGCTGGCTATTGATTTGTCAAACGAATACTCTAAGTTTTTTATATCGTTATCTGACATATCGCCTATATCTTTGTATTGCTTTTCTAACTGTATTACGGATACCCTAGAGCCAAGTTTTTTAATTATCCTGTCTTTCATGTTTCCGCCTGCTTCATCATTATCCGCAATAACTATTACGTTATTGAAGTATTTTTGTAGTAGGTCTGTTTGTATGTTGGATACATTTGATCCCAACGTAGCTACCGCTGGAAAATCACATTGATGTAATCTTATCGCATCAAATGAGGACTCCACAACATAAATCTTATCTGCGTTTTTTACGCGATGCAGGTTGAACAGGACTTTGCCTTTGGGAAGTTTTGGGGTGTTCTTAAATTCTTTGCCCTCTATAGACCTACCAACAAAACCTACAGGCATCCCGTTGGGGGCATGTACAGGTATCGTGACCATGTCCTGCTTCTCCGAGAACCCAAGCTTAAAAGTCTCCATAGACTCTTTAGATATATTCCTGCCAAGGTAATAGCTGACCGCCCTTGGGGAATCTAGTGCCTGCTGAGAAAGACGCTGAATGGTAACCTCATCGAAAAGCACGTACTCTGGTCGCTCTGCAAGAGCCCTCTGCACTTCTGCCTCTATGTTGGTTTCAGTCTCTTTGCTTTTAATAAACCTAGCGGACTCGAAGTAAGTCCTTCCGGTTGTGTGCATAACAAACTCTGTTAAGTCTGCGACTTTGTGACAGGAGAAACAAAAGAACGTGCCCTTGGATTTATCAATTTCTCCAGCTGGAGTTCGATGGTTTGGGTGAAATGGGCAGAACAGCAGGAAGTCAATATCGACTTCGCCTTCTATGGTGAGGCCGGATCCCGTAATAACTCGCTTGACTTGCTCCTCTGAGTATAGACTGGAGCTGTACCGTTTAATCCCATCACCCATTCGCTTTTTTTCTTCCCTATGTATGAACCATATATTGTTAGCTTAAATTTAAATATTAGAGTTGCTTCTTCGTATTCTATTGTGAAATCTTCTAAAATGTCTAGCCTTGGAACGTATCCAGAAAGTCTCATACCTGTATGCAATATTCTAGAGTATTCATCTCGCAGTCTTATTATTGCAGAGTCGTCGTAGATCTCTCCACTAATGTTAAAACTCTTTATAGCTTTGTGATGATAGCTTTCCATACATATATTATACTAGACATCTTTGAAAATTGATAGATCTACTACGAAGAACTTCCACCTTCGTAGTCCTTGTACTTGTACCACCCCTTGTCAAAGTCTGCCTGAACAAGGAACTCTCCCATAAACCCATTTCTGTTTTTTCTGAATACGCATTCGATTACATCAGAGTTTGCAGCTCGGCCCAGGGCTAGGACCCAGTCGGCGTCGTAAGCGATCTGACGGCTCCAGGCTGTCTGTCCTAGGGTTGGAACTGTGTCTAGCTTGGTGACGTCGTCAGGGGTCGCTGAGGATATGGCTAGGATAGGTATCTCCTCAGAGATGGCCATTAGCTTTAGCTCACGAGAAAGATTCTTCATCCTAACAGTCTCATTCTCAGATTTTTGATTAGGAGACATCAGCTGTAGGTAATCAACGATAATAAAGTCTGGCTTGTACTGGTCAATCTTTCCTCGAAGAACCGATGGAGTAACTTCCCCACCAGAGTCATTTGATATGATGTGAAACTCTGGCTTGCCCTCTAGCTTGCTCTTGTGCCACCTTCTCAGGTCGTCAACTTCTACGTCACCTGCGGAAAGCTTTCTGTGAGACCAAAGGCCTTCGCCCATAATTGTAAACACGCGGTTACGAACTTCTGTCTCACTCATCTCTAGGCTTACGACCATAGGAGTCTTGCCGAGCTTCCATGCCTGTACCGCAAAGTATAGGGACAACCAAGACTTACCAATACCTGGATACGCAAGGAACACCCCTAGCTGTCCTGCAGTAATTCCTGCTGGTAGATAGTTGTCAAATCCGGGAAGCCCCGTTCTAATACCTTGTACCCCAAGAGCAGTTTGCTTTTGTACATGCTCGTAATAGGCAACAGCGTCTTCAATGTCTGTGGCGTCAATGTCCCTGATGGCAGAGGTGTTTTTCTTTAGGGCAGAGGTGTCAGTGATTAGTGACTCTAATACCTTGACGCCTTCACCATTTTGAATATCTGATGCTGCCGTTCGGATCATGTCCTTTAGGCTGTCATTAAGATACTCTGCCTGCAACTCCTCCAAGTGATACTTAGTAGTTCCGATTCCTGGGACAGGCTGAAAGTCCCTAAACTTTTCTACAAGTATTGAGGTTGGAGGTACTGACCCATTCCTCTCGGAGTAGGTTCGTATAAACTCCCAGATGTCTTTATGGGTACGGAGAAGGTTGTCCACGTTTGCCTGTAGCAAAACGTGCACCTGCTTATCCTCTAGGACGGCTGATATTAGTTTAGACTCTGTATTACTCACTTAACCACTTCTTCGCTGCAGCTCTGCGCTGCTTCCTGTCGATTAGATCTTGGTTGTACTGGTCACGCTTTGAAATTATATCTTGCGCATAGTTGGCAAAATACTTCCACGCTGGATTCTGAGCTACTTCGAAATAATATTCTAGCAGGTCATAGCATCCTTGTAAAGTGTATGACTCAATCAGGGCATCGGCTGCCCACTGTTCTACGTTTAGGTTGATTTGAGGTCTTTGCTCATAACGTGCAGTATGATGCTTGCTGTAGCGGCTGAGCAAGGAGAACCTCTCCTTGCGATCTGCCATTACTTAGTCTCTAACTCCTGGGATGCCTCAGCAACCTTATCTCCAAGTTTACTTTCTACGAATGCGTAAATGCGATCGAAGGCTTGGTCAGTATTTTCTCCGTCACGCTTGGAGTCTGTTACTCCAATGTCTACCCTCAATGATTGAAAGTTACCTAGGTTTAGAGTATACCCCAATGCTACCGTTATTTTTGTACTTTCGATTTCCATAATGTCCCTCTCATAGAACTTATTGTAATATATGGTACCACAGATCTGGGAGACATGCAATACCCAAATGTCTTTAAATACTCTCCGACCAAGTCGGGATAAATCTTCCGTCCTCTGTCTTGGTATATGTAAGCATACCATGCCCCATGCGCCTTGTCAACTCTGGAGCCGTAGGTGTTATGTTGTTCGTAAGAAGGCCGTCACCTCTTGGCCTACCCATATGATAAGATGCAAGAATGTCTCGTATCTCTTTTACTTGTGACTCTGAATAATAACTTCTCACTTGCCAGCCTGTTGCCCCACCCTTTTGACTTCCCGTAGGCCTGGGGATCTCCTCACGCTTCATCAACGATGGCATGTACTTCTTGTGTCTGTTCACTAAGTCTGCGGTTTCACCTACAGTGTATGCCTTCTCACGATTCTTTTTAAAATCACTAATAAGACAGCTCTCTATTTGGTCGTCGATTATATTGTAGACAGACATTATGCCATTGGACCTGTTGATGTGATAGGCCCTGACCAGCTTACCGTTTAAAAAGTATACTTTTTTATTCCCCGGTATCACAGATGCCTCGTTATACTCTTCTCGAGTCCTGTATCCGCGCTTTGGGTTGGGAGGCATAGTAGGATAACGACTAGAGCGGTAGGCCAATAGCGATAAGGTTTACCTTCAAGGCAGCCTTACCAGTTCCAAAGAATGTCACCGTAAGATCAACCCTAGATGTAGTAATCTGCTTAATTGTAACGCTAAGGTCTGAACCGTTTTCAGACTTTGAGGTCAGGACTGGGCTTGCTGTTACAATCGGTGGATACTTAAACTCTCCAGTATTAAAGGAGTAAGACTTGTCAATAGCGAGACCTGGAGACACGTCCGTCAGGGTTGAGTAGATGTCTATTGATCCAGCGACTATCTTTGTGTTTGAGATTAGACTGTTCTGGGTTCCACTCGAAGTGTCAACAGAAGCATACTTGTAAGTAGGAGACGATACCTGAGAAGATAGCTCATTAATAGCCGTAGCCATCTGGTAGATGTAAGAAACATCTAGAGGCTGACCTCTGTCTGGTGTTGGAATCTTTGCCATAGTTCTCCTATTATATCATTAAATCGTTATTGTGGCTGAAAAAAGTATTGCATTTGCTAAAGCTGTCTTGCCAGTTGTTGGCATTGTCACTGTAAAATTGTAGACACCCGCGGGACTCGAGGCTGGAAGGATGTGTGAAAAGGATGTTTCGTAAGTTAATTTAAGATAAGAGAAGTCTGTTGCCCCAGGGGCTTTAATAAATACGTAATAAGGCATATTGTCATACCTGGGCAATAAGGACCACACGATGTCTACTAGGTTTTGAGAGCCGACAGCTCTAGAGCTTATTCCATAATCTATTGTGTTGAATATTTCTGCAACTGCTGGAACGGCCACTACATATGTCGGAGAAAATGCAGACCTAACGTTTAAGTCATTTGTCACAACCCGATACCTAAAGCTTACTTCGTGGTCTTCATTTACGACCCAAGAAGCTGGTCCTAGTAATATTCTTCCATTAGCCATTAAAGACTCCTACACCCAACCTAAACTCAACCATAGCCGATGTATTTGGTAACTTAACTATGGGACGAGCAACACCGTTTTCCGTGTTCTCTATAACAGTGTATCCTGTCATTGCATACAGTGGATTCTTAGATCCAATGTTTTCTAGACGAATAGCGTCTAAGGCAATGTAGTAGTATGGTAAGTCAGTTCCTGACTCAATAATAACTTCCCCGAACTCATCAACGGCCGCAGCATAAACATTAACGTTGTTCACAGCAGACCAAAGAAATGTTCCATATGTCTTACCTTCACCGATACTTTGCTCTAACACTCGATACCTGCTGGGTGAAAAAGCTCCAGCCTCTGACTCAAAGTCTAACCTAAACGATCCACCACTGTTAACCGTAGTGAATTCTAAGGTAACCCTTACCCTGTTTGGGGCAACCCCAGCTGTTCCATCTACGTCAACAACGGATAGGGCTAGCTTGATTTGGTCGAGGGGAGAATTCCTGGAAAGGTCTACTGATGTTGCAAGTGATATCTTATCTTGGTCCGTCAAGTCCCATTCCCCAGCAATTGACGAAGAATCCG